CTGTATTAATAGTAACATCACCCAAGTTAGTCATGGTAGCGTTACCAGTTACAGCACCTGTGATTGTAATGGTAGGATCATTAACATTAAAGTCTAATGTATTATCTGTATCATCATATGTTACAATAATACCTGACTCAGTATTGCCAGTTACCATAGCACCTACAGTATCACTAACATACTCAGCTAGTGTATCTGTACCAATGTTTAAGCCACCGTTAAGAGTAGTAGCACCAGTAACTACAAGTGTAGTGCCTACAGTAGCTGAGCTAGCTGCAGTTAATGCTGCACCAATGGTAGCTACACCTGTCGTAACGAGTGATGTGGAGTTAAGCTGACCTGATAAGTATGCATTCTTAAACTTAGCTGCTGCTGAACCTATATCAAGGGTAGCTGTAACTTTAGGTAGCACAGTAGTAGTGCTAACAACAAGGTCTTGCCCTGGACCCACCTTAGTGATAGGCGCACCAGCACCTACAGTACCATCATGAGTGTGGCCTGTAGTACTATTAAATGCACCCTCAACAGCATTGAACTCACTATCTAGGTCATCAGCATCAATGATACTGTTGTTAGAGATGTTGTTGGCTGTATCCTGTCTAGTATAACCTGCCATAATTTAGTCCTTATTGTCTATCATTTGTTGCGAACTCTAGGATAGCAGTATCCAATGAGAATGATGGGTTGATTGAGTTATCTTCATAACGTAATGCTACAGTCTTACCCGCACCGACTACAGTGTTACTATACACAGCATCAAATGCACCACCATAGTATGCTGAACCATACACAGCAGTACCGTAGAATGAAACACCAGTGCCTGTAGTAGTAATAGTATCTGTGATAGGTTGAATAACATCTACACCACGGAAACGCCCAAAGTCATACTTAACGTTTAGATCAAGTGCAATGTTACCGCTAGGCTCTAGGTATGTAGTTAGTCTATAGAATGTCTTACGTACTTGTGGATCAGTAACTGGCATGTAAGGTGATTCGTATATAGCTTGAATAGGTTCACCATCAAAGCTAGCCCCTACGTCCATCTGATATACATAACCTGTCTCATTACCAAACAGGATAGTCTCACTAGCTTCAGTGTACTTACTATCACAGCAGTATACCTTAAACCCTACAAGGCTAGCCCAAGCTATACTTTCAGCACCTTGGTCAGAGAACTTTGTAGCTAACAAACCTTTAGCTAGTGCTATTTGCTCAGATGAATTATATGAGAAGATACGGTATTGAGCCTTCTCACGTATAACAATAGATGCAAAGTTAGAGGAGCTATCACTAAATGCCTTAGCATCCTTAGCTATAGGGCTAGATGCAATGTTAAGTCCGAAGTCACCAATACGATCTGTAGCACTCAATAGCCGTAGGCCATCAGGTGCAAGATACATAATATCACCACCAACCTCTTGTATAGTACCTGAGTCTAAGCAACCAATGCTATCTGTAATAGGGCTTAACTGGAAGTCAGCAGATGTAGTACCTGTAAGGCGTTGTATCTTGTTAGTGCTAAAGATAATAAGCTGATCACGGAATACTACAAGGCCTGTAACATTGTAACCTACGTTAATAAGTCCACCACCGTTAGCAGCACTAAAGTCTGTGTCAGTAAGGGGTGCAGTAAAGTAAACTATGCTACCCTTAGAGAAGAATGCTGTACCTTTATATACAGCTACATGTTCAGCACCCTGTACTTCAGCAGGTGCAGTCATGTATGCTATAGTGTTAGTTACATCCTCAAAGATAGCTGGGAAGTTAACACCATCAACTATTAATGTCTTAGCTACACCTGTATATTTGTAATCTACAAACCTAGCTTTAGCGCCATTCAATGCTGCAGTAGCCTTAAGTGTCCAGCCTGTACCTGAGCTATGGTAGATCTTAGATACACCACCATCAGCACGGATAGCTAGAGCTTCACCTGCATTGATAACTTTAACACCAGTTAGGACACCTGAACCTGGTACTACATTAGCATCATACTTATCGTACCCTGCAATCTTCTTGTAGCCACCTTCTTTAGATGGCTCAAAGTTCTGTAGTACAGATGCAGACCCAACATTGTTTAACCCTTGTTGAAGGGGACTAATGTTAGATATAAGCCCACCTTTAAACTCAATGGGAAAGGTCTGCCAAGCTGTTGCCATTAGAAGTGAACCCTTGTATCCCGTAGGTAGTTAGTACGGTTAATGTTTAGTGATCTCATATTCTTAAGGCCTTGCTCAAACTTACTTACCGTAGCATTAGCTGCTTGCATATCAGCACGGAATACGTAGGCATAGTACATAGCCCCATCTACAACTACATGTCTGTATTGCTCAGGTATGGTAGGTACATCATCTGCCTTCTGTAAGTCATAGCTAGATGTAAAGTACTCATAGATAACTTCATAAGCTTTATCTGGTGTAGGTATAAACATTAACTCTCTACTTGGTGTACGTACTACATACCTTGGTGTAGAGCTTAAGTTAGAGTTATATTCCATGTCAGCGTATTTGTCAAGGTATTCTTCATAAGAAAGTATCTTTAATTTAATAGTATCAACATTTAAGTCAGCATCACGCTTGATACGGAATGTATTCATGTTGATTGTCTTAGCATCATAGGGATAGCTATACCGTGCTTCATTAGCAAGTAGAACCTCAGATGCCTCTACATGATTCCAAGGCCACTCAAACTCTTCCTGATTGATATGGCGTATAGATGAGTTGATAGCATCCTTGCTTAATGCATGGAACCCTCTGGCTGTATCAAAGGTAGCTGTCGTAAGCTCAACCTCATTAAGCCTACGCTGTACTTCATTGACTAGTGTAATATAATTATAAGCCATTACTTTTCCTTAATGCGTAGGTATACGGAGCGCTCATACTGTAGACCTTCAACTGTAGTAACCTTGCAGGATAACAAGTACCGCCTATTGTTAGTGCCTAATGATAAACGTATTGTGGTTACAGTAATTGTGTAAGTAGCTGATACACGCTGTAGTCCATCCACAATACCTGCATCTGCTACTTCAGTCTTAACACCATCAGATCCTGTAATGTACCAAGTAGCACCTGACACAGTGTCATCACCTAGGAAGCGTGACCAATCAATGCTGTAGTCAAGTATTTCATCTTTATCTTTATCAGGCCACTTATACATCTAGGGCTATCCTTATGCTGCTATTTTAATGGAACGGTTAGTGTCAGATGCACTAAGGTATATAGTGGTGTTAGGCTCAGGTAATACATGTACTATGTTTACATTATCTTGAGTATTTAAGTATAGAGTTCTGTTACGCTCATAGCTATCCTGGATGGAGTAGTAGTCAAACTTATTAGCTATTACATCTACGCTACCAGCATAGCCTATTAGAGGTACACTTACAAGTGTAATCCTATTCACTGTACGAGTAGTAATAATACCTATAGTGCCTGTAGATGTAACACTTGTAGGTATAGTCAATGCTGCAGCAGTAACTTCAGTTGAACCTATAGATAAGCTAAGCGCTGGGCTACTGATAAGCTTAACGGCCCTGGCTATTACTACAGGTGTACCGACAGTAAAGCTAGCTGCTACACTTGATGGTACTACATTAGCTTTAGCTACGACTAGGGTTAATCCTAGATATGTAGTAGCTGATACGCTTGTAGCTAAGGTATTAGACTCAGCTATGGCAATAAGTGTACCAATGGATACAGTAGAACTTACGGATGTAGGTACAGTAACAGCCTTAGCTATTACAGATAGTGTACCGACAGATGCTGTAGCACTGACACTGCCAAGTACAAACAGTACCTGACTCTCACTAGCAAAGGGTTGTGATGAGAATGCCTGTGTTGCAAACATGTGTTATACTTCCGCTTCTTGAATCGTCAACGTGCCAGCTTCTCCAGCGTTAGCTGGAAGTATGTCCAATGTTCCATTGGAAACCTGACGCATGATCTCTGCGTAGTAGCTTCTAAGGTTTGTTTGCATTATATGCTCCACTTGCAAGTTTAGCATCTGCTGCTGCTTGTAGTTCAGCAGGAATGTCACCGTCGAAACAGTCTGCACCTTCTGCAATGATTGCGTCTAGCACTTCCTGATAGTGGCGGTTTGCAGGGTCTAGTGGGATGTAGTGGTTGTGGGTTGCGCAGTGGATTGCGTTTTCTTCTATAATATTAAACATGATCATAACTCCGCATCGAACCAAAGGTAAACATTTGTATTTTCGTCAGTCCTAATTAGAGAGGCATTTCCTATACCGACACTTGCAGAAAATATAACAACAGCCCCTTGATTTGTACTAGCGCCGCTGAGAGTTACTCCACTTGCATCTTTTAATGATCCATTTTCTACAACCTGAAAGTGCGTAACGTCTGATGGTATTAGTGTAGGAATTGATCTCATTTTTGTTGGAAAGGGAAAGTGTGCATAGCAAGAAACTGAATTATAGTTTACACCTTGGCCTAAATATTTATTGTTCATACCGTTTGAGTTCAGAGACCAGAAATACCGCTGGCACTTACGCAAAGTATCCCCATAGTTTTCATGGGCAAAAGGCGATGCAGAGGAGCCAGCTTCTAGCTGAACGCCTGTGATGGAGCAGTACACACCAGTGGCTTGAACGACACTAGGGACAATGCCAATGTATAGACCAACCGCATCGGCTGGGATTGTAACATTACAGTAAATTCTTTTGTAGTCAGCCGAAGCATCTGAGGAAGAAGCAGTTGTAGCATTTGTTGAAGCAAGAACTGTGTAACTTGCCCCACTACCATCTCCACCTGTGCTATACCCAATCTCCCAAGAGATAACACCAGAGTAATTACTAGATACTTTTACATAAGCACTTGCAGTAAGTGTCTTGCTTCTAAGGCTCTTTACGTTTTCAGTTTCTATAAACTGCCTAACTTGTCCATATGAAGTGCCAGCGCCAGTTGTCCATTTAAGTGCGTATGCAAATCCACTTGGTAAGCCAGTTGTTTCCTGCGCAAAAGTAACTGTGCCAGAAACAGTATTACGAAACCTGTCCACGCAACCATAACCAGTTGAAGTCTGGGATACCCCCCGCTGCCAGATAGCCATGTTTCCATTGATGATTAAGTTGTGAGGCTGCATATTTGAGGCTTGGGGGGTAAGCCCATTGATAACGCCGTCTGCTAAATCTCTAGCTAAACTCATGTCTTACTTCCTTATGGCTTAGTGGGCCAAACAACGTCACTCAAAGATGTAGCTGTGTTAGTCACATCACGCAATGCCTGACGATAAGCAGACTGTTCGGCAGTCATGGTCAAGTCAGATGAAGCCCACCAGTCTGTGGCTGCAATCAGACGATCACGTTCCGCCCTGAGTAGCTTCATTGGTTCTGCTGCTACCAGAGCATCACGCTTGGCTGATACTGCAGCCCACGTTACGTCATG